TCGGCAACCATCTGATCAGTGTAATTGGACATAAAAAAATCTCCTGAGAAGTGTTGATTTGAGTGTGTATTCTCCCACACCCCGCCAGAAAAGTCAAAACATTTTAACGCAAAAATCACTCGCTTCACCGCAGCCAGGCGCAGCCAGGCGCAGCCTGGTAATGAGAATCATTCTCATTTGGACGCGTTCTGGAATGAGCGTTCCAGTCCGGCGACAGCCTGGTGGGGGCGGTAAAAAGACTAATAAAATCAATGACTTAGCGCGCCCCCTTTCACGCGCAACTTTGGGTATTTTTACCTTCGAAAAAGGCGCTAAAATTTTTATGCTCCTGTCATAATTTTGTCACAATTCTTTGGTATAATATAAACTCGGAGGTAACAAAAATGAAATATTTTCTTATACTACTACTCATCGCTCCACTCTCCCTTTTAGCAGGAGAACAGGAGTATAACTACAAAATCAAAAGCGGCGACCAAGAATATACTTTTCGCACGCGAGAAGATAAATGGCATCTCGAAGCCGGCACAAAGGCAGGCCCGCTAGAAGTCATATATCGCTACGCGGATCAAAACGGAACTATCGAAAATCGCCTAAAGCTCACGACAGAACTCTACTCTTATAAAGACTTCACACTCGAAGGTAGAATGGAATATCGTCACTTTGACAATAAAGAGTCTCACTGGCGATATCGCTTTATAGCCGAGTATACTCCACATCTTATTAGAAACCTTTATGGCTATGTTAAATTACAGCCTCGCTGGTCTCTGAAAGATGCCGGAGTAAAATTCGACGCTCGCGACCAATTAGGAATAACTTATAAAGCTGCTAGCTGGAAGATTACTCCATTTATAGAAAGATATTTTACAGAAAGCAAAAAAATGACGGTCTCAGGAATCCATTGGGAAGCTAACATATAGCTAAACCCTCCAAAAAAATAATTCTTGACATTTAATGTTCCGCCGGCTATAATAAGGTTATTTAGGGGAATAAAAAATGGAAAGAACGTGCGGAGAATGCACGATGTGCTGCGAGTATCTAGATATTCGTGAAGTTCCTAGCCCTCCAGGGCAGATGTGTAAACACTGTAATAAAGGTTGTACAATATACGAAAAGCGTCCCGAAAGCTGTAGAGGTTTTAAATGCCTTTGGCTAGCAGAGCCACAGATTCCGGAAAGATTTAGACCTGATCGCTGCGGGATGCTTTTCGAAAGACCTGGAGATATTGCATACATAGGACATGGCACTCAGACTCCCCTAGACCTTATTAAAAAGATTAATGAGGCAGGATTTTCAGTTGTAATAAAAAGAAACATTTATTCAGCTGGGCATTCTTTTGACGAAGTGTATGATGACCTTCGTCGAGCGCACGAAAGGATCTATAATGACCGCAGTCTCAGTAACAACTGATCTCACCGCAATAGCGAATGCAAATAATACTACTGATACTCAAGGTGGTACTTGGGTAGAGTCAAGTAATAATGCATTTGATAATCAAGCGACTCCTGGACAAGAAACCGATTTTTATATTCAAGGAAGTAACTGTATATCACAGCAGTGTACAAAAACAGATATAGGTTCTATTCTCTATGAAGACACTTATCCTACCGAAAGCACTGGTGACTGCTGGTTTATGTGGCATAAGTTTGATAATATAGGACTACAATCAACTACTGCTTCTGATGGAGCTGTAATGCATTTTGAAAATAATGCGGGTAATGCCTATAATTACTGGAATGTAGGAGGAAGCGATGCAGCTCCTGCCCCTGAAGGGGGCTGGTATATGTATGTTCTTGACTTTAATGATGGGCCTACAGCAGATACTATAGTAGGCACCGTAGGAACTCCAGTTAGATGGGGAATGATGGTAAATACTGGAGCAGGATCTCGTGGATACCCTCATGCTATGGGAGGAATATATCACGGTCAAGGACAAGCTATTGTAACTGGAGGAACTACTCCAGATGCAGCAGCAGTTTTTTCAGACATATCTGATACTCTTGCAGAATTCGACGATTCGGGATTTACTAGACGTTATGGAATATTTGAAGCTACTGGTGGTGGCTTCGACTGGATGGGCAAGATTCTACTAGGAACTAGTGGGTCTGCAGTAAGATTTAGTGATTCAAATACAAATATCTTCATTAAAAATACTCCATTTGTAAATACAAGCTTTAATGAAGTCATTGTAGACAATGCTTCGTCTGATATTACAATGAGTGGAGTTACATTTCAAAATACTGGAGTAGGAGTAACTATTCCAGGAGCTACAAATAGTAGAGGGGATTGGACTACTAATAATAACCCTACAGTAAGTTTATCTAACTGCGCTTTTGTAGATATGGGCACTTTTTCTTTTGGCTCAAATACTACTATTGAAGACACAGCTTTTCGCCGTTGCGACCAAGTTACGGGAAATGGTGCCACTTTTACAAGAGTCACATTTAGAGACACTATAGGAGATGCGGCACTTCTTGAGACTGGAGCAAATGTAAATGCAAATTTAGATGAATGTACTTTTGTAGGAGACGGCACTTCTCATGCTATTGAAATTACAGATGCTTTAGATACTTCTACCATTAATTGGAACGGTAATTTTAGCGGAACATATGCAGGAAGTAGTGCTGGGCCTAATGCAACATCTACTTCAGGCGACTCAGAGCATTTTTTAGTTAATGTAAACTCAGGACAAACTTTAACAATTTCTGTAGCAAGTGGCGCAGGTACACCAACTGTTAGAAATATTGGGCCAGGAAGTGTTTCCGTTGTGGGAGCTTCCGTTTATTTTGAACTTACTGGTCTCAAAGACGGTACAGAAGTCAGACTAATAGATATAGATGCTTCTCCGATCACTGAAATAGCAGGAGTAGAAAATATAGGACTAAGCCCTGAAGGCATAAATAATGGAAGTGGAACAGTAACAATTACAGATGCTACTGATAATAATACCTTTAGATATACATATCAATATTCTAGTAATGTAAATATGAGAGTTCAAATAATTTCTCAAGAGTATGAGATTATTAATCTAGAAGGCGGATCATACTTTTTAGGAAATACTAGTAAGAGTTTTCCTGTGTCTCAAGTTACAGATAGAAATTATCTGCAAGGTAGTGTACCATAAAAAAAGTTCTTGACATTTTGGTGAACTTGAGATATAATTCGAAACATGGACATAGTAAAAATAGCCCCAGAAAATCTTGAAGTCGCAAATGCCTATCTTTCAACAGGTAATGCGCTTACGGCTGCTTCTGAATTAGGAGTAACGCCAGACAAAGTATATGAGATTTTGGAAAAAAATGAAGTAAAAGAGTATATGAATTCGGTCTACTTAGACCAAGGCTACCGTAATCGTTTTAAACTTGCAGAGCTGTTGGATGAAGTGATCGAGAACAAGATTCAAGAAGCAAGAGAAAGTGATGTATACTCGTCAAAGGACTTAGTTGATATCATTAGCCTTGCCCACAAAATTGCACAAGACCATAGTAAAGAATCTAGAACTATCACACAAGTAAAGAACCAGCAGAATATTCAAGTTAACGGCGCTTTTGGCGACGGGAATTATGGTAGACTGATGGAGAAGTTACTTGGCGATAAATGAGATAGATGACCTCTGGGTGGAACACCGTATTCTAAGGCAAGACTTCTATACTCATGAAGCGGTCGTAGAGGAACGGTGGAAAACTGTATTTAATGAGCTGAGAGAATTTCAACAGGTCACAAAAGCAACTCAGCAAGAATTAAAGGCGCGAGTAGATGCTTTATATAAGCTCGTACTCACAGTAAGCGGCTCTGCTATTGTACTACTTTTGGGCGCGCTTTTTACAGGAGTGGTTTAATGGTTAGTATTTATAAAAAAGGAGATATGTGGAAGATTACCGGAAGCGCAAAAAAATACAAAACTTTAGAGGAAGCTGAAGTTGCCGCAGGTATTATTGTAAAAGCTCCTTCTTGTAGTATATGCGAAATGGAGCCTTGCGAATGTTGTTCAGAATGTAAAACTTATCCATGCGAATGTGTAGAGGAAGAAGATGGAGATATCGAGGAAGGACTTAGTAACGACGGAAATTCTCCCGACTGGAAGTTTTTTGAGGATTCCTATCCAAGGGTACCTTGATTTATTAGGCATAGAACCTATACCTTCGCAAATAGGTATAATAAATGCGCTAAATAGTGATAAATATAGATTTGTAGTTGGTGCCCTGTCCAGGCGGCAGGGTAAAACTTATATAGGAAATATAATAGCACAGTGTGTTGCACTTGTGCCGAACTCTCATGTTCTTATTGTATCTCCTAACTATAATTTATCTCAGATTAGCTTTGACTTACAAAGAAATTTAATAAAGAAGTTTGATTTAGAGGTAGCTAAAGATAATGCAAAAGATCGTGTGATTGAACTCTCAAACGGGTCAACTATACGTCTTGGCTCGGTGAATCAAATAGATTCAGTTGTAGGTCGTTCATATGATTTTGTGCTCTTTGATGAGGCTGCACTCGCTGATGGTGAGGCTGCTTTCAACGTTGCTATTAGACCGACTCTCGATAAGCCCGGAAGCAAAGCATTGTTTATCTCAACTCCTCGGGGTCGTAATAATTGGTTTAGCAAGTTTTTCAATCGTGGGTTTAACAACGATTATCCTGAGTGGGTTTCAATAAAAGCTACCTGGCAGGATAATCCGAGAGCGGTTGAGAGTGACATTGAAGAGGCACGAAGGACGATGAGTGCAGCCGAGTTCGCTCAAGAGTATGAAGCGGATTTTAACATTTTTGAAGGACAGGTTTGGAACTTTAACTATGAAAAGTGTGTTCAAGACTTGTCAGATTTCGATACAAGAGGGATGGATATTATAGCAGGACTTGACGTAGGCTTCAAAGACCCAACAGCTTTTGTGGTAATCGCCTACGATGAAGATAAGTATTATGTCATAGAAGAATATTACGCTGCAGAGAGAACTACAGAGGAACACGCTGACTACCTAAGAAAAATTATAGATGAAAGAGAGGTAGACTATTGTTTTATTGACTCAGCAGCGCAGCAAACTCGGTTTGATTTAGCTCAGAACTATGATATTACTACAACAAATGCTAAAAAATCTGTTCTAGACGGAATTGGGATGGTCGCTTCATTAGTTGACAACGATAAATTAATTGTTCATCAAAGCTGTACAGAGACTTTAAGGTCGTTAGACCAGTATAGATGGGATCCTAACCCTAATCTTATCCGTGAAAAGCCTGTCCACGATAGCTCAAGTCACATGGCAGACGCGTTAAGATACGCACTTTATAGCTTTGAGCAGACTGCCCCGACATTCTAAAGACCTATGAAAAAATAATTCTTGACATTTTCCTCCCAGATAGCTATAATGTGAAAAAATGATATGCTAAAAAGAGATAAAATAAAATATATTCGAGACAAAGCAAAATCTAGGTACGAAAAAGGAAATGAATGTAGAATTTGTGGGACAAATATCAAGCTAGACTTCCACCATTTCTATACTTTAGTACCATTATTAGAAAAATGGCTAAGTGAAAAGACTACTCTAAGACCAGAACACTATACTGATGAGTATATAACTATCTGGAGAGACGAATTTATTGATGATAACTGGGCAGAGCTTTATGACGAAACGGTTACTCTCTGTCACACACACCATCTAAAACTTCATTCGGTGTACGGAAGAAATCCACCGCTACACACAGCCCAAAAACAAAAACGTTGGGTAGAGATTCAAAGAGAAAAACATGGCCTGGTATAACTTCTGGAAGCAAGAAAAACTAAATCCTGCACAAGAAGAGATTGTAGTTAGCCTAGAAGGTGCCGGGCCGATTGGCTCCCGTGAAATAGCACATCACTATACTGCTTATTATGAGTGGTTAGAGGTTGTTAATCGAGGAGTCAATATGATTGTGGATGACACAGCGGGGATTCCTTTAAGGGTCGGGCCTCCTATACAGGGGCTAACACCAACAATAAAAGGAGTGCGTCGATCAAGGGTCGACTTGTTGCTAAACAAGGAACCAAACCCTTTTCAAGATATATCTAGCTTTCGAAGAAACCTCATCATCGACTATATACTTGACGGCAATATCTTTATTTATTTTGATGGTGTTTCGCTGTATCACCTCCCAGCAAATTATACTGATATAGATCCAGATAAAGAAACCTATATCAAGGGGTATACTTTTCAAAAGAATATTAAGTATAGACCTGATGAAGTTATTCATGTTAAAGAAAATAGTTTTAACAGCATATATAGAGGGACTAGCCGCCTTCGCGCCGCAAGACGAATTATGTCACAGCTCACCAAAATGCGTGAGTTTCAGG